TTTTGCTGCCCAAAATGCAGCACTCATTTTACCTTTGGCTATGTTTTTAGCATGACGAGCAAGAAAACTTTTTCTTCTTGCTTTCCCTTTTTCTGTTTGTGGATTTTTCCCTGCTCCACTTACTCCTTGCTGACCAAATCTTATAAGTTTTATTTTATCGCCTTCTTTTGCTAATACTGCATGACTTGAAGTCTTATGATTAGGTGTTCTTTTAGGTTTGTTATATCCCGAGAATGTTTCATTCCCACGCTTGACTGTCATTTTCTGCCTCTAGCTTTATTATAAATATCCTTATCAACTTTTCTTGCAGGACCACCACGCATATATGAGTTTACTCGACCCATTGACCATGCACCCATACTGACATTACGACTACCTCCAGACAAATAAGCACCTTGACCTTTTCTGTAAACAGCTGCAAGTTCACCGTAAGTAAACTTAGTTCCTTCGGCCTTTTTTCTTAGTGCTTTTTTTGTTGCTTCGTTTAACGGTTTTCTTCGACTTTTTTGTGGCATCTTGTTCAATCCTTGATTTTTGTACAGCTTTAATATCAATATAAGCACCTGCTTTGTATAACGCAGCAGTGCGTTTGATTTCAGCAGCTTTTTTTGCTTTGTTTTTAGTATTAGTCAGATAAGCTTTTGGAATACCTGTTTTCTTATCCTTTGGTACTTTGCGAAGTTTAGGCACTATTTTTTACCTTTTTTTTTCTTTTTCTTACCTTTTGGTTTCATAGACCCATAGTGACTTGGCATAATTTTAAAAAGCAACTAAGTCAATACTAACTGTTTTTTGTTAATCTTTCTAGTTCTTCAAGTGATAATTCTGTGCCATCTGACCTTACAAACTGACGAAATACCTCTGTAGGACTTTTCCCTTTTTTTATTTGTTTTCTAAATAATGCTGATCTTTTCTTTCCAAACACTTCATTTTGTAAACTTACAGGCTGTGACGCAAGCCAAGATGGGTAAGTAGTATTTGCAGGTACAGTTTTTCCAACTTGAGCAAGGCCAGTTTTACTTGGCCTTACTCGTGCAATATTCAAGTCATCTCGAGTTAAACCAAACTCATCTAAAAAACTATCACTTATAACTGCAACTGTTACTGATCTACAGTTAAAGTGTTGTGGCGGCTGTGGACCTTTCCCATAATCAAATATTTGGCCATCAAGTCTCGCACAGATTGCTGAAGTCCTACTATCAAGTGTTGCCACATATCTGTACTGATCGGTTATATCAGAATTTGCTTGATAAACTTTCTGTGTTGCAGCATTACTTACTTGATTAATTGAAGTTCTAACAATTGTAAGTACTTGATTATTTGCTAATTTTGTTAATTGACCACCTGCTGCTATTACCTGTCTTACATTTCCCTCTTGATTAAACTGAAGCCTACCTTTCAAACGTCTGGCTATGTTTTGTGTAGTTTCGCCAGTTAATAAACCATTTCTGACAGTTCTTGTAAACAAATCAGCTTGCTGTGTGGCTAAACCTCTAAACGCTTTTTGTACAGTTGCACCGTTTGGTAGCGTTATCACCGCACCTTCTCTAGCTGTTAATGAAAAAGTTGGTCTTGGCCCTGTAACTTGTGCTGTTAATTCTTCAGGCAAGGTAAAAACATTTACACGAGTCGGGTCAGTTGTTACAACACTTTGAGCAAACTGCGGACTTATTTCGACAGTTCGAACCGCAGCCTTTGCTGCATCTGATGGTAAAACCTTTCTTAATTGATCTTGTATAAACTCACTTTGCAGTACAGCAAGTCCTTGTAATTGTTCTTGTGTGACAGTAGTGCTATTTATAGCCCAAGTGCCAAGACTATCTTGCAATTGGGCGAGCAAAGTTCGAAGTCTTAACGTAGTGCCGGGCGAAGTCACTTCATCAATTGCTGCTAATTGAAATGAAGCATCCAAAATAATATCGTTATAAGCATCTATAACTCTTCTTGCTACACCATTGCTATATCTATTCAGATTTATAGCGTTTCTGTATAACGCTTCAGGAATCGCTTGATCTCTTGGAGCCATTATTCATCAGACTCATCTTCAGGCTCAGCGGATTTTGTAGGCATTGTAGGATTTGCCTCCTCTTTTGGCTGTGCCATTTCTACCATTCCACCTGATTCTGTGCTTTCAATTTCTTCTTCAACATCAAAATCATCACCTAAAACTTCACCTTCTGATAATTGATTCAAGAAAGTTTTCTGTGATATTTCATTAGCTGCACGAACCTGCAGTAATGCTTGTATTTCTTGAGGGTCAAGTCGCTGTGACAAGAAGTCTCTGTTCACAAAACAACTACCTCCTTCCTGATTAATAAATTGGCCATGATACGTTAAACAGTTATCTATCATATCTTGCATCTGTTGTGCTACGACCATCATTGTCGAGTCGCCCTGTGATCTGTCAATTCTTTTTGATTCAGCAGTTTCTGCCGATAATTTTTGGCCAAGTACAGCAGCTAAACCTAACTCATTGATTTGACTTTCAACTTTATCTAACGCTTTAAACTGTGCATCATAACTTTTACCATCAGGCTCAATATATTCTGCACGACCATCTGCAGGGAAAGCTATAGCTTCGCCGGGACCTGCTGATACTTCCTCTGCCTGTTGAGGAAAACCAAAGAAAGCAAGCATTGGTACAGCAGATATATGAAGTTGATTATATAAATCTGATAGCATCTGATATGCTTTCAGATTTAATTCTGCAATATCAGACATTGGAGGTCTTGATTCCATAAAGTTAACTCTGTTTGAATACGCTACAGAAAATGGTATTTCTGAAAGTGATGTGGTTCCCTCTTCATATTTAACAAATTTATTATTTCTATCTTTTCTGTGAATCTCAAAAGCGCCGGGTGTAAGTAATCTGACTTGATCTACAATTTTTTCACCATATTCACCATCAGGTTCTGAAACTTTTTCAAGTAGTCGAAGTTGCGTAAGCTTTAATTTGCCTTCTGACATTTCAGTTCTCCAACCTAATATTTCTCGTGGTGTATATGAAACCCAGTATGGCCTACCTGACTGACCACCACTTGGTGCATCTACAAGTACACCAACATGACCATACCTAATCATTTTTCTTGCAGTCTCGTATGTCCAGACATTCAAATCATTTCCTTGCAAGTCAACATCAAACAACTGAAGTCTTAAATTATCTGAAGTATCATTTAGTCTTACTGGTTTTCTTGTAAGCATGCCAGATAACATTCTTTCAAGTCGCAAGTAATATGGAGGGCAAACAGAACGAGCCAATCTGTTATCGTAAGCTTCATCTATTTCTCTTGGTTCTTGAGGTAAGTAGCGTCTATGCTTTGACCTCATCTCAAAACTACCACCTAATAAATCTTCAATTAAAATCCAATGAGCTTCTTGATTAAACCAAGAATTATTTGGGTCATTTATTTCTGTACCTCTATTGTTTCGACTTGTCTTAGTGTTGTAGTTATAGCCAGAGTACATTTGAAAGTCCTTTAATTAATTTTAGTGTACAGCAGTTTTTAGTAAAGCCTAATCCCTGTTCTGCGACCTGCACCTAAATGTAGTGGATTGAACAGCCGCCAACAGATATATCCAAGTGCGTCTACCATGTGGTCATAACCTGCCTCTTTGTCAGGTTCGCCCTTTTCAGTATAACTTTGTAGTTCTATACACTCAATTAATTTTTTTGCAGAACTATGAATTTTTAATCTATTTTTACCTTTGCCATCTTCAAATAATCGCTGCACAGAATTAACTCTATCTCTTACTGGTGGATTTGATGCTGCGGATTGATTAACAAATCCGTAGCCTTCAAGTATTTGGATGTCGGTTTTTGTAGCATTTGTGCTTCTATTACCGCCTGAAGCGTCAGGGTAGATATAAATTTTATTAAATGGGTATCTGCTTTTGATTTCTTTGGCCAAACTATCAGTGTCATAACTAGCATTAATTTCATCAAAGACAGTCATTGAATCGCCAATAGCAAGACCAATCACAGCGTTAGTATTCCCGATATTAAAGTCGATACCGATTCTGAGTGGTTCGTTTTCTATATTTGGCTTTTCTTCAATAACGTGAGTAGACCTATCGAAGCGACTGT